GTACCCATGTTAGTGATCCTTGCGGTGTGGTGGAGCTTATGTGTGGCGTTGGTTCGTGTGTGGTAGTGTGGCAGGCTGACGCAGGAGGGGCTTTAGGGCCGGATCGACAGCAGGGGGGTTAGGAGGCCCGCCAGGCGCTTTTGCGGTTCGGGGGCATGCGAGATACTCGGCGGACCGCAATCGGCGTCTGGCGAGGCTCCTAGGCGGTCGCGGTTGTGGCTTCCGCGATGGCGAAGGTTGGAACGTTGTCGGCGAGGGTGAACACGTAGCCGCGACCGTTAGCGTTGGCGCCGCCGTACCAGTTGCCGGTCCAGCCCAGCCGTTCAGCCAGCATCGAAGCCGCCGTGGCGTGGTTCCAATCGCTGCTGAATGCGTGGCGATAAGGGACAGTAATACGCCTAGCTTGGCAACGTGCGACAATGCGTGAACCGTTGAAGTCGGTGGGGCCATAGAAGGTAGTTTCGATGGCTTGACGCATGGTATTGGGGAATACGTGGGTCATTGTCTTGATCCTTTGCGGTGTGGAGCGGCCGTTCGATCGGCTCGCGCCCAGCAGCCTTGGTCTCTCGTCTACACACAAGAGATAATCTCACACATCGCGAAAGTCACTGTGCCAGAGTGACGCACATCGAGCGCGAGCTTATGGGCCGCCGCAGCTCGCGGGTCGTGGAGCTCGCGTTGTGGGCATGCTGTTTCCCGGGCTGTGGGAGGCTTGTGGACGCGCTCGAGGCGGTTCGAGCTATCTTGGGCCACCAAGGGGCTCGAGCGTGCGTCCTTGGGGCTTGTAGGCGGTAGTATATCTCGGGCCTAGCACATAGGTCTCGCGTCACAGTGCCCGGATTGCACATCATGGGCTTTCACACCTAGGACTATTCACATAGGAGGGGAAGCACAGGGCGGGGGAGGAGCGGCCCGAAGTGCCGAACTATAGCATAATTCAAGTATTCAGATGGGCTCGGTAAGTAATTCTTAGTAGCGGCAAGTACTCGTGAAGGCCCCCCCTAGGACTAAATTCATAGGACCGAAGGCCGGTACCAGACACTTCCTTCCCCCAAAAAATTTTTCCCAAAATTTTTGTGTACATAGGAGCATACCCACCTATGCCCTTCCCTTTCCCCCTGTTTCCGTTCTAAGGTGACCACCTCGCGCCCGGAGCCTAAGCGGGCAAAACCTAGCAACTGCTGGGCTAGGACAGACGGAACAGGGGCTGATCCCCTGCAGCAGTTCACACAGCAGGGTGTGCTTTCCACCCGGTGACCATTCTAGATATGTCTCTTTTTCTAGCGGCATTTCACCGCATCCCCCCCGCCGTCGCCTCCAAAACCGCCTCTAGCAGGTCCGAGCAACGCGGCACCGCGCGCTCCGCCGCGATCAGCGCCCTGGCAGCCGCCGGAACAGATCCCTCTCTTGGCGGCCCGAGCCGCTCCCCTATCACAGCCGTCACAGCCCCGACCAAAGCCACACTAATCACAATCAGTTTTCCCATGCATCACAGCTAATGCCACACCCCGATTTAAGCAACCCTTCCCACCCCGCCGCCCCTGCCTCTTGTATCTTCCGCCGCCGCCGGGTATCGCAGTCCTGCCCTCCGGGGCACACACAGTTTCCCCCGCAGCTAGGGGGCGGCAGTTCCCCAGACGCAGCTAGCGCTGCCGACTATCCACCCCCAGCCGCCCCCGTTTTTCCTCGTCTTGACAACCCCCCAACCTCAGGTTAACCCTGCGCCGTTGTGCGTTTTCGGGCATAGTTAGCGCAACATGCTTGATGGCGGGGGGCCGCGCAGCTGTTCGAGGCGCAGCAAGCGCTGCGACCAAGCCGAGCCGAGCCCTCCGCCGTCTTCTTGCCAAACCCGTCACATCCTATTAATCCCGCCGCATGCCCGAGCCACTCCACCGCCGCGTGCAATTTCTGCTCCTCAAGGGCGCAGCTCCCGAGGACGTGCAGGACATTTTGGGCATCACGCCGAGCGTCTATGCCGCCCAGATAGCCAAGATTACTCGCACGCAGATCGACGCCGTCTATGCCCAGCGCATCCTGGAGCTGGAGCTGCAGCGTCTGGATGTGCTGCAGTCTTCTTATTGGGATCAGGCGGTAGCCGGGCAGTTCGACGCCCTCGCCGCCGTCCTCAATATCATGCGGCGGCGCGCCTCTTATCTTGGCCTGGACGCTCCCACGCAGACGCACCAATCCACGTCCAGCTTCGTCGATGTCCTGGCCAGCCTGAGCAGCCACCCTGTCCCAGTCATTCAGCAAGAGGAGACCCCGTCGAATGACAAACTCAACTGACAAGCCGGCCCAGGCTCCGGCTCAGAAGCAGAGCTTTGCTTCGCCGCCGAAGGGCACGCAGACCACCAGTTCTGCGGCCGGAGGCGCTTCTGAACACGAGCCGGCGCCGGGCAAGCCCGAGTCGCCCCCCGAGCAGCCGCCCACCGAAGAGGTCCCGGCATCTGTCTGGTGGCCTGACGGCGTGCCTGGGGAGGTCGGCAGCGCCCCGGACACGACGAATCGCGGCCACGGCCCGGAGGGGGACCAGCACCCGCAGCCGGACCAGAGCGGGACCGCCGCCAGGGACGTCGAGCAGCAGCGCAAGAAGGGCATGCCCGAGCAGCCCCAGCCCCCGCAGCCCCCGGCTACGTCGTCCGATAAATGAACCTTCCCCAAGCCCGTCTCCCGCATTAACATGAAGGCCTCGTAACCAGGAGGTAAGAATGTTAAAGCTCATCGGGCGGGCAGCCCCCCTGGCAGCAGCCGTTCTGCTGCTTGCGGCCACGACAGCCGGCGCTGCCATCGTTGGCACGTTCACGGCGCCGGGCGATGTCATCACGACGCCGGTCGCTTTCAACGCGACGGTGTTCAACAGTTTCGCTGATGTTCCTGGCGGGTTGCAGTTCTCCATCGTCCCTGGGCTTCAAGGCCCTGTGAAGTTGGAGCTCCTGCAGTCCACGGCGAATGTTAAGGTGGCCGCGGCAGCTATCGGCTCGGCCTTTGGGATCAGCCAATCTCTGCCGCTGGTCATTACCAGCCCCGAGATCTTTGCGGCGGGTATTCACAGTTTCGCGGTCGGGGCCGTGACGGCTGGCCAATCCGAGGGTGCGATTGTCGCGCGGCTGACCCTCACGCCGGTTCCGGGTGCCTTATTCCTGGCCTTGTCGGGCGCAGCCATGATCGGTGGCCTCGCCGCAAGCCGTCGTCGGTTCACCCAGGTCTGACGGCGGGGTGGCTGGGGTGGACAGGAGCCCCGCGGCGTTGAGAGCTGTCCCCCCGGCCGCCATTTCCGCGGATGACGTCTGATGGAACCACTTCTTGTCCAGCTCCTCATCGGCATCATCGTATTCGGGGTGCTGTTTACTATTCTTCTCCTTGTCTTGCCGCAGCTGGGCTTACCCATCTGGGTTACTCAGGCCGTTAGAATTATCTTGGCTGGTATCTTCCTGATCTGGCTTATTTACTTATTGTTCCCGCTGATGCATCGCGCCATTTAGTGCCCCGCCGCCAGCCTCCGTGGCGCGATCCATGTGGCAACCCGCCGTGGCTGCCGGTTCTGGTTGGCGCGCTGGTGTTGCTTTTTCTCATGACCCTCCGTTGGTAGCCGGGCCGTGACCGGGGCCGAGTTGCTGCTCATTGGTCTGCGGCTGCACCTGCGCAGCTTCGACGAGGACTTCGGGGGCGAGCTCAGCATGATCGTGCCTTCGGCCGCCGGGGCTTTGGACGATCTGCTTCCTGTCACCGAGGACCTGATCAAGGAGGGTCACAGTCATCTCCGGCCGTGGGTGGCCTGTGCGCGGCAGCTCGAGGCGGCTGCCCAAGCTGGCGAGGACGAGGTGCGGAGTTTCATGGCGGACACCTATGAGAAGGCCCGGCAGTTAGGCTGGACGGCGGATCGGGATCTGATGGACTGGGCGCGGGAGCGGGGTGGGTTCGAGCCTGCGGCAGCTCCGCGGCCGGGCAATGCCGATGCGGCGGTCGAGGATGGGTGGGCGTGAGCCACGAGCTGGCCCGCAGCACCTTATTCAAGTGGCGGATCGATCCCGATGCGTTCGTGCGCGAGGCGTTCGGCGCCGAGCCCGAGCCGTGGCAGTCCGAGGTCCTGGCGGCGATTGCGGTGCACGATCGCATTTCGATCCGCTCGGGCCACGGCGTCGGCAAGAGCACGCTGCTGAGCTGGGTGATTCTGTGGTGGATGCTCACCCGCTATCCTACCAAGGCGGCCTGCACGGCTCCGACCTCGCACCAGCTCAACGACGTGCTGTGGAGCGAGATTGCGTTCTGGCGCCGCAAGCTGCCGCTGGGGCTGCAGGAGCAGCTGCTGCTGAAGGCGGACCGGCTGGAATTGACGGCAGCTCCCCGCGAGAGCTTCGCTGTCGCGCGGACTTCGCGGGCCGAATCCCCGGAGAGCCTGCAAGGCTTCCATAGTGAAAATATGCTTTACATCGTGGATGAAGCAAGCATTATTCCCGACATTGTCTTTGAGGTTGCGCGTGGTGCTCTTACGAGCCCTGGCAGCAAGACTTTGATGGCCGGCAACCCCAACCGGGCCGAAGGCTATTTTTATCAAAGTTTTCAGCCCGGCGCGCCGTTCGTAACTTTTCACGTCCCATGCAGCTCATCGTCCAGGGTCGACCCTGCTTTTATCGAGGACATGCGCCGGGATTATGGCGAGGACAGCAACATTTTCCGGGTGCGCGTGGCTGGCGAGTTCCCGTTGCAGGGCGACGACGTGCTCATCGGCATCGGCCTCATCGAGGAGGCGGTGGAGAGGTTCAAGGACCAGCATGCCGTTGAAGAGCGCATCACCGAGGACGGCGAGCAGCTCCAGGCCCGGCCGAAGCGGTTGGGCAAGCCGCCGGCCATCTCGCCGCCGACTGGCCGCAGCAAGGCGAAGGTATGGC